CTAGAATGGCATATCTTGGTACACCTATAGATACAACCAATCAGTTTCAATCTTTACAAGGTAAAAGGTTTAGTGGTGATGCTAGTACAACAGGATTTACATTAGACGTTGCACCGAGTTCAACACTTGACATAGAAGTTTATGTAGAAAATGTTAGACAAGACCCAAACTCTGCGTATAGCATAAGTGGAACTACATTAACATTTAGTGCCGCACCTCCTAGTGGTACAAATAATATTTATGTAATACAT